GGGGCGTATCCAGCTCGCGCAGATGCAACTGCAGCTTGCACAGAGCGCCCCGAACATGCACAACATGTACGAGGCCTTCTACCGCATGTATGCAGCGCTGAACGTCCGTGACATTGACGGTGTGCTGCTGCCTCAGAACACCAACACGCCTCGCGACCCTGCATCGGAGAACAGCGATGTGCTGAACGGTATGAAGCTCAAGGCCTTTGCCGGCCAACAGCATGATGCCCACAACGCCGCGCACTTGATGATGGGTTTGTCGCCCCTCTTGCAGGCCAATCCCTTGGCTGCGATCGAGCTGCAAAAGCACATCTTGGATCACGTGCGCCTGCGCGCGGAAGAGGACGTCGAAGCCGACCTGTTCAAGGCCTACGGCACCGATCCCGATCGCATGGTCTCCGCCATCCAGAAGGAGGGCATGATTGCCCTTCGCATTGCGGCTGGAATCAAGGAAGTGCGTGACATGCAGGAGGCCTTTGCAGGCGGCGAGGGCCCTGATCCGTTGGTCGTGCTCAAGGAAAAAGAGATTGCCCAGCGTGGCCAAGCCGATCAGGCGCGCATCAACATTGATCAGCAGCGTTTAGTGCTCGACCAGCAAAAGGCACAAGAGATCAACCAGGTTAACCGGCAGAAGTTGCAACTGCAGGAAGCCAAGCTCAACCAACCAGGAGGCCAATATGGCGGTTAAAGAAATTCCACTTAAGCGCGTGAAGACCAAAGAACCCAAGGGCGTGAAGTACGGGATGCCTAAAACACCCCCGGGCGTGCAGGGTCCGTCCATGATTGTCAAAAAGCGTGACGGCAACCGTCCAGTTAAGATATACTGAGTTGTGAGTAAGCGCTATCAGACGGGGCCTTGTGCCGTCTGCTTTTCATGGAAATCACCATGCTCGAATTTGCAGAAGCAGTTCTGAAGGAAATCAGGAAACTCCAGGATCAATCCAAGATGATTGTCCTGAACGGAACCATCACAGACATGGAGCGCTACCGCTTCATGATGGGTCGCCTTGAGGGTTTGAGAATGGTTGAAGACTCCGTGAAAGACTTGCTCAAAAAGGTCACAAACGATGTCGACGATTTTCTCAAGTGAAAGGAAGACCATGGAAGCCGCAACAGTACCTGAAATCAACATGACCGCCTTGGAGCGCAAGTGGGCCGAGGAGGCAGCCGACAAGCCGCCAGCCCTCGAAGACGCCTACACCGAGCTCGGGTTTGACCCCGAGAAGCTTGCCCAAGCCGTCATCGACACCATTCCAAAACCTACCGGGTGGCGCATTGCCATCTTGCCCTATCGCGGCGCGGAGAAGACCAAAGGCGGCATCGTCTTGGCCGAAGAAACGCAGCGCAGGACGCAGCTTGGCACCACGTGCGGCTACGTCCTGAAAGTGGGTGACCTTGCCTATGCCGACGAGAGTAAATTCCCGGCCGGACCATGGTGCAAGGCAGGTGACTGGATCATCTTCGGCCGATATGCGGGTGCTCGCATCCCAATCGACGGTGGTGAGATTCGTCTGTTGAACGACGACGAAGTTTTGGCTGTGGTGAACAGTCCTGAAGACATCCTGCACATGTAAAGGAGCAATGACATGAATGATGAACTGGAATTTAAGATTGGTGAGGATGAAAGTCCGGCCACCGTATCCATTGGAGAGGACGGCGCTGCTGAAGTGTTGGACAAGCCCCAAACGCCCCTTGTTGAGACACCCTCCCAACAGGGCAACGACAACGCTGCCGGCGGCGAGCTGGACCAATACAGCGAAGGCGTCAAAAAGCGCATTGACAAGCTGACCGCGCGCTTGCGCGAGACCCAGCGCCGTGAGCAGGCAGCCTTGGAGTACGCCAAGAGCGTCCAGGCCCGTGCCACGCAGCTCGAGCAGCAGTACATGACCGTGGACAGCGAGCGCCTGGGCGAGGCCAACGGCCGTGTGCAGACGCAAGTGGTCGCTCTCAAGCAGATCATCCGCAAGGCCCGTGAAGAGGGCGACATTGACACCGAGACAGAGGCCCAGCAGCGTCTCACGTCCCTGACTTGGGAACAAAATCAGCTCAATACGGCCACTCAGCAGCGCGAGCAGCAGCAGCAAGAGTGGAACTACCAACAGCAGGTGGCTGCCCAGCAGGCCGCGCAGCAGCCACAGGTCCAAGTACAACAAGAGGTCGACCCTCGTGTTGAAGAATGGGCAGAGCGTAACCCTTGGTACGGCCGCGACACGGCCATGACCCACGCCGCGTGGGGAATTCATCGCCAGCTAATTCAATCCGAAGGATTTGACCCAAGCAGCGAAGAGTACTATGATGAGCTTGACAAACGCTTGAGAGAGAATTTTCCTCAGAAGTTGGGGAGAGGCCAATCGCAAGCGCAAACTAACAGAGCCACCAGGAACGTGCAAACGGTGGCACCTGCATCCCGATCATCGGGTATCAACAACGCACGCCGCACTGTCAAATTGACACCAAGTCAAGTTGCAATTGCCAAAAAGCTGGGTGTTCCTCTTGAGGAATATGCTAAGTACGTAAAGGAGTAAGACCATGTCAGACGTTAAAGTACCCGTACTCAATCGCAATTCTCGCGGGGTCGAATCCCGGGAGAAAGATGCGCGACGCAAGCCTTGGGCACCTCCTTCACGGCTGGATGCGCCTCCTGCGCCTCCTGGATACAAGCACCGTTGGATTCGAGCTGAAGCCGGTGGTTTTGATGACCGCACGAACATCTCAGGGAAGCTCCGCGAGGGGTATGAACTGGTTCGTGGGGACGAATACCCCGACTACCACGTCCCAACAATAGATGATGGCCGACATGCTGGCGTGATCAGCGTGGGAGGTCTTCTCCTAGCCCGTATTCCAGAAGAAACAGTTGCAGAGCGCAATGCGTATTACCGCGATCGAGCGAACGACCAATTGCAGGCGGCTGATAACGAACTGATGAAGGCCAATGCTCACAACAGCATGACTATTCAGCGTCCGACTCGCCAGTCCCGCGTCTCTTTCGGCGGCCTTAACAAGGGCTGACGAATCCATCTTTTTCAAAGGAATGACAAATGGCTAACGTTGACAAAGCCTTTGGTCTGCGTCCTCTTGGCAACTTATCCGGCACTGGTGCACAGAAACAGTACGGCTATGAGATTGCTGATAACCAGGCTGGAGCAATTTTCCAAGGCGACCTCGTCACCATCTTTGATGGCTACCTGGTCAAGTTCGCACCTGCTACACACACCGCTGCGGTGGGCGTGTTTAACGGTTGCAACTACATCGACCCCACCACAGGCAAACCCACCTGGAAGAACTACTACCCTGGTTCGGTCAACATCACCGCTGGCAAAATCGCTGCCGACGTGATGGACGATCCATCGCAGCTGTTCCTGATCCAAGTTGATGAGTCTGTTGCCCAAACCCAAATCGGCTTGAACGCTGATGTGGTCGGCACTGGCGGCAGCACCACCACTGGTGTGTCCTCCATGGAACTCGACTCGTCCACCATTGCAAAAACTGCTGCACTGAACCTGAAGATTGTTGGCCTGTACGACGTACCGGGCAATGAATTCGGCACCAATGCCGTGGTTGTGGTGAAAATTAATGAACACCTGTACGGCAGTGCTGGTGTTGCAGGTCAAGGAGCTTAATCATGGCTATTTCTCGCGCACAACTGGTCAAGGAACTTGAGCCCGGCCTCAATGCCTTGTTCGGTCTCGAGTACAAAAACTACGAGAACCAACACACTCAAATCTACTCCATCGAATCTTCGGACCGCGCGTTTGAAGAGGAAGTGATGGAATCGGGCTTCGGCGAAGCTCCTGTGAAGACTGAAGGCGCGGGCGTTTCGTACGACCAAGCGCAAGAGGTCTACACTGCTCGCTACACCCACGAGACCATCGCCCTGGCGTTCTCGCTGACCGAAGAAGCCGTTGAGGACAACCTCTACGATCGTCTGTCGGCCCGCTACACCAAGGCTTTGGCCCGTTCGATGGCCCAGACCAAGCAGATCAAGGCTGCGGCCGTGCTGAACGGCGCTTTCACCACCTCCATCGGTGGCGACGGCGTTGTTTTGTGCGCAACCAACCACCCCACTCTGTCAGGTCCAAACCTGTCCAACACCCTGGCTACACCTGCTGACTTGTCCGAGACTTCCTTGGAACAAGCTTTGATCGACATCCAAGCGTTCACCGATGAACGTGGTTTGAAGATCGCTGTGCAGGGCTTGAAGCTGATCATCCCTA